GCCCAAAATCTACTCAATAGAAACTCTTTACCCAGAGAAATAAATATATGTGTTGTACTAATATAATAGCATTGCTACTATTTCGCTCTTACTAGGAGGGTATTATGGGTATAAATACTGCTACACCACAAGACTGGAACAAAGTAACAGCAAAATATGTCGACCCGTATGACATGCCCCCTAAAGAAGACCTCGTTAATAGCCCCGCGCACTACAACAACGGGTCAATCGAATGCATTGATTACCTAGCAGACAGCCTTGGCGACGGGTTCTCCCACTACCTCGAGGGGTCAATCAAAAAATACCTTCACAGGTATAGATACAAAAAGAAACCTGTAGAAGACCTTCGGAAAGCCCGCTGGTACTTAGATCGGTTGATCGCTGAAGAAGTTAAAGCAGGCAAATGACCATACAGCACGGCCTCGAAATCTTTCACCCTGGAGGGTGCCATGAAAACAAAAGAGTTTTTCCAAAACCTGCCTAGCTTAGCAGCCGACGGCGTAGACCCAGAGTTCCACATATACACTGCCGTGTGGATCAAAACCCGGATGCCAGAAGCATACAATGAGCTCAGATCTAGCTTCGCCCATATAGAAAACGAAATATACGCGCAATACGCGTGTGATGACGCACACTCGGAGCAGCCGTTCTAATGCTAGTCACTCTCGACTTTGAGACATACTTCGACACCAAAGTGTCTCTTACTAAACTTACTACGATGGACTACGTACGCCACGAGAAATTTAAAGTGTGGGGCGTAGGCATCAAGATCGATCATGATGAGACCGAATGGTTCGGCGAAGACGAAGCAGAAGCTGCAATTCATGACATTGACTGGAGTGAAGCAACGCTTGTCTGTCACAACACCCCGTTCGATGGTTATATTTTAACCAGGTACTACGGCGTCACACCAAAATTCTATATAGATACAGCCGCTATGGCGCGAGCTTTAGCTCCTGGCCAGTCGGCCAGGCTCAAAGACTGCGCGATACGTCAATTCCCAGACGACGAGACAATGCGCAAAGGTGACGAGCTCATCAATGCAAAAGGTATCTATGACCTCGACCCGGAGACGGAAGAGGCGCTCGCTGGCTACTGTATACAAGACGTAGATTTAACCTACGCGCTCTACAGAGCGATGATTTTTACGATGCCACTTAAAGAGCTCGAGCTAATTGACATCACCTGCCGCATGTTCTGTGAACCAAAGCTGATCGTGAACCGTGAAGCGTTAATCGCGTTTCGCGACCAAGAGATAAAAAGCAGCGAAGACGCAATAGCTGCTAGTGGAATAGCCCGCAAGGTTCTTAGCTCTAATCAACAGTTTAATGACTACATCATCGCTATGGGCATTGTACCGCCTACCAAAGTTAGCCCTACAACAGGTAAAAGCATCCCGGCACTGGGCAAGAACGACAAAGCGTTCACCCAGATGCAGAAGATGTACCCTGAACACCAGCATATCTGGGATGCACGGACTGCGGTAAAAAGCCGCATCAACGAGACCCGAGCTCAGCGCTTCATTGATGCAACGCACGATGACGGCACCATTTCAGTACCCCTGCGTTATTACGCAGCGCACACTGGCAGATTTGGTGGGACAGAAAAAATTAACATGCAGAACATGCCGCGTAATTCACTACTGCGCAAAGCGTTGTGTGCCCCGCCAGGTAAGTTAGTCTTTGTTGCTGACTTATCTAACATCGAGGCGCGCATGCTTGCATGGCTAGCTGACGAAGATGAGCTTCTCGAGCAGTTTAGGAATGGAGATGACATCTATAGCAACCTAGCAACAAAGATCTACCGCAGACCTATTAACAAGCACGACGACCCAACCGAACGGTTCGTGGGCAAGACAGCAGTGCTCGGTCTAGGCTACGGCATGGGCGCACCAAAGTTCCAAGCAACGCTAGAAGCTGGTGCGATGGGGCCAGCCATGAAGTTCACCACAGACGAGGCGTACGAGGTAGTAAATACATACCGCAATACATACCCCGGTGTACAAATGCTTTGGAAAAAGCTCGAACTCAAACTTGCTAATACTATTAATCCGTCTTACACCGAAGACTGGCACGGGTTGTTATTTCACGATAAGAAGATTTACCTGCCCAACGGCTTAGCCCTTCATTACAACAACCTTCGCTATGAAGGGGGCAAGCTTACGTACGACTCACGCACTACTGAGTCTACCTGGGGCGGGCGCATCACAGAAAACGTAGTACAAGCACTCTCTAGGATTATCGTTACTGACGCCATACTTCGCATACAAGCAGACAAATCATTAGACGCAGATGTTGTCCTAACTGTGCATGATGAGATTGTTTTAATTAGCAATGATATTAATCCAGATGCTACAATGGCAAAACTAATTGCACACATGTGCACGCCGCCTTCCTGGGCGCGCGATTTACCATTAGACGCCGAAGGCGGGTATGACGTTAACTACAGCAAATAAACAATGTCTAGGTTAGTACTAACACTAAAATTAGACGGACAAGTCGTAATTCACAATGACAACGGCGTTCTGGCGAAAGTAAAACTCTCAAAGGTTGACAGAAATCAAGTTCGGCTAACATTCGAAGCTGACTTAGATATCAAGATTGACAGACAAGAAGTCTTCGACAAAAACGCTCTCCTGACTAAATAATATTAGCGCTGGTATTTTTCGCGTGCTAGTATTGTTAGCTCTGTTGTAGGAGGAGCCATGCAACTTACATTTCTAGAAGCCGCCAATGGACAGCGGCTAAGCAAACGACACTGTCCTAATAACGGCTTCACCCCGTACCCCCACGTTAAAAGCGTTACATCTCACGAGCACTCACTCCCCATTGATGGAACGGGACTCGTAATGCTTGAACGCCTCATTCGAGACCATAGTGACCTAGGTCACTGCTTACTTAAAGGTAACTTAAAACGCCCCATACAAAACGAATCGCGAGCAGGTAAAACTGATCGTATTGGGTATTCCAATCTACTCGTCTTAGATATTGATGGCATTACGTTACCTGGACACACTAACCCAAAGGTTTTCACAAGCAACGGTGTCGGCACCCTTGCCAAAACAGTACTGCGTGAACTCCCGCCTCAAGTACAAGACTGCAGCTTCATCGCACAAGCGTCTGCAAGCCTTGGCCTGAAAGGTGACAAAGTATCGTTACATATATTTATGTTGTTAAAACACGCTATGCCTGCAAAAGCTGTCAAGCTTTGGCTGCAAGCCGCCAACTTTGAATCCAACCTATTCTCATCTCAGCTAGAGCTGTCATCAAATGGCCATTCACTCAAGCACACACTAGATGTAAGCGTAGCTGACAATTCAAAACTAATCTTCATTGCTCCTCCTACCTTTGAAGATGGGACCCACGATCCGTTCAGTTCCCCTGCTGAGCGGATCGTGCGTGTTTCTGGCTTATCAGACACCCTGGATCTCGCAGGTTTGATGAACAACATTAGCCCTGAAGTTGTTCACCAAAAAAGCAACGAACATAAAAACAGACTGCGCGTAGCTAGAGGCTTCAGCGCAAAAAAAGAACGGCTAACTATAGCCACGGTAGACAACAAGTCAGAAGAAATCCTGACTAATCCAGACCGAATGTCGATACAGATTACTGACGATACAAACCCCCCGTATATAAGATGTAACGTAAACGGCGGCGACAGTAATGCTTACTACTTCAAGCTTGAAGACCCAACGTACATGTACAACTTCAAGGGCGAGCCAATCTGGTCTATCGAACAGGCTGACCCTGACTTTTATAAATCACTTTTTGATGTCTATCAGGAAGAGATGGCAAAAGAAGGCCGCGCCTGTTTCCCAGTAGCAATGCGTGATTTCTATACAGACACCTACTACAACGGTGTGTTTGACCCCAACCTTAACCAATTCACTGACGAGTTCCCGCTCATGCCGTGCTCTTCAGCAAGCATTGAAGGATTCATGCGGTCACATGGCCGCTCGAAGCCAGATTACATCCCTGACGCAAGAGTAATTTTTGACCCAGCGTCATCAACAAACTGCGTAAACCTGACAACGATCCCATATCAAATAAACATGTTCCGTAAAACAGAATACATGTTGTCGGACATGAAGCACGAACCGCTAAGCATGGGTGACGCAGCAAAGATCGCAGACTCTTGTCCGCTAATCTACAAGCTACTTACCCATATACTAGGCGGTCAAAGACTAGAAGTTGAACACTTCACCAACTGGTTGGCATATATCTTCCAAACCAAGCGTAAAGCAATGACTGCCTGGGTGCTACAAGGCGTCCCAGGCACAGGTAAAGGTATCTTCTACACGAGAGTACTCCGACCACTATTCGGTAATGAGCACGTGCCAATGCGAGCTCTGCAGAGCATTGAAGAGCAGTTCAACTTGTATATGCGCCAAGCGTTGTTCCTAGTAGTTGATGAGTTTCATATGGCGTCAGCCAGCTCAGGCACCATGAAGATTGCTGACAAACTCAAGAACGCTATAACAGAAAACACAATGACCATTCGTGCGATGCGCTCCAATCAGGTTGAGATGCCTAGCTATACAAACTTCATCTTCCTGACTAACCGTATGGATGCAGTAAAGATTGAAGAAGGTGACCGTCGATACAACATTGCGCCTCGCCAAGAGCAGAAGCTCGAGCACGTGTACCCAGAAGTAATCGCAGGTATCGATGACATCAGCAAAGAGTTACACAAATTTGCTGCGCTACTACGTAATTACAAAGTTAATAAACAGCTAGTACATACGCCTATCGCTAACAACGCTAAAGCGCAAATGGCTCAAGTGACCATGTCTGTCATGGAAGAGTTCTTCGCTGCAGTACGTCATGGCAACCTATCGTTCTTCATGGACATTCTCGACATCAGCTTGACCAACGTATTGCAAGGCCAGGAGATTACGACTGCACAACGCTTTGTTAAACAGTGGGTAGCAGAATCTCAGTGGCCTCATTCAGTTATACCGATGGAACATCTACGTATTGTGTATGGCGTACTCACTGACGACCGTATATCACAACGCGAGTTTCAAAAGAAAGCAGAGCGATTGGGGGTTAGCAAAGTACAAAAAAGAGCTCATAACTCACCTTCTTTTGCGGCACCAGTTCGCGGAGTTGTAACGACTTGGACACTAGATACAGAACAATTTAACGAAGTCACTGATAAGTACTTCGACGATAAAGATCGCCGATTGTTAGTTGCCATAAAGTAAATATAATAGCTATACTAATACCTGCAAACTAATAAAAATACTTAGGATTAAAAATGATCAGCACAAAGTATATTGGTGTTATTGACGACTGCTCGGCCCATACAGTCGGCAGCTTTGAGTTGTCAAGTTATATGAACAGCGCCGACATGATCGGTGCAAGGGTAACCGTTGAGTTACATGACGAAAATGGAATGCCAATTAAAAAGCGCGGCAAGCTGATTGAGATTCTTTCTCAAGAGGAGCGGGATTAAAAATGATCAAGCTAACTCAGGACAAGAGTGCGCAAGACCTTCCCGAATTTGAAAAGCCAGAGGTATTAGGTGATGTTAGAGCCTGGAGCTACTCAGCGCTTAAAGTATATGAAGACTGTCCTTACCGCACGTATATCAGCCGTGTTAAAGGCGTCAAAGAACCTAGCGGTCCAGCTGCAGACAGAGGTACGCAAATCCACCAATACGCTGAAGACTACGTCAACGGCACACTGGGCGAAATGCACGAGTCTCTTCATAAGTTTAAAAGCCAGTTTGAAGAACTGCGTGACCTTTATATCGACGCGAAAGTAGAACTTGAAGGTGAGTGGGGTTTCGACCTCGACTGGGCAACAGTCGGATGGATGCAAAAAGAAACCTGGGCACGCATCAAACTTGATGCTCTCGTACAAGAAGATGAAACATCTGCCCGTGTAATCGACTATAAAACAGGCAAGAAATTCGGCAACGAAGTGTCACATGGCCAACAAGGCCTCTTGTATGCCATAGCTACCTTCTTCAGATACCCAAACGTGCAATTTGTACAAACAGAGTTCTGGTACTTAGACCACGGCGAAACAACTAAAAAACAATACACACGCGCCCAAGCAATGCTAT